AATATTGTGAGCACAGATAACTTTGTGAATTCCTTAGCAGAGTTAAAGAAGCTCTTTAATCCTGATAATGCTGGTGAGTCATTGCTGTTCACTATTCTAACATTTCTTCAAGTTCTTCCTGATGAAAAACAACTTTTACCAATTCTTCAGCTAATTAGAAAGTTGTCTGCTGGTCTAAAGGCACGCGCAGCGGCAAGCAAGGCGATCGCAAAGGAAAAACAGGAATTAGTAGAGGGTGCGCTTGGTATAGCGGGAGCTGTTGTTCTGCTTCAGGCGCATAATCCTTTCTTGGTTCCTAAGAGAAGTGTTGGAAATCGCCCATTGAACACGTCAGGATACCCTCGCGACTCAGAGAATCCGGAGGAGTGTTTTGTGTTGACATCAATTCTGGTTTTGTTACGAAAGACATTTGAATCGTTCCCAGGATCTTATCGTGGAAGTGTAGCAACTATCCTACGCGAAGTCTTAAAGAAGTCAAAGGATTTACAAACACAGTCTCTGCAATGGATTAAGTTCTTTGCGGAACAGAACAAATCCATATTTGAGAGTGCCCGTGAAAGATACGAAGTCCCAGCAGAGGAAGCCCCCAAGAACACGTTAGTTCTCCCTATTGAAGCTGTCGATGATCCAGTATACTTGCCAGGCGAAACGCTGGAAGAGGAGAAGCCAATGGTTTGTAAATCCAACAAGCTATCTTCTTCGTGGAGTACAAAACGCCTTCCGAATGTTTCACAAGTTGAACTTAGTCTACAATCAAGAATTGACCCATCTCCAAATAGTCAGCTTGTATCTCCTGTCGATAATGCTATATCTTCTGAGCGTGTATCTGACAGTGACATACGGCGGCGTGTCGCTCTCGGACTTCCGACTGGATTCCCCGTACTAACAGACTTCGTAAAAACAGCAGATGGTGCTGCCTTTGTAACTATTACTTCCAGACTTCTATCCTTCTTATCAAATACATCTCTTGCTGTAAAAGAACAGAAGGCTCTTCGCGAACACCTTGTACGTATTGATATTGCTGAATCTGACTCTATGATCCGTGACATCGCAAAGGGTTATTTCTTTGAGCTAATGAATCTGGTAAAGGGAAGCCCTCCTCTCACCAGAGCAATAAACGATGCTCTTAAGACCGATCTGACTCTCAGGATGATTCTGCTTTCAAAGGATGCTGCCGAGAAGGAAGATTTCGAACTCAGAGCTAAGGAGCGCAACACGCTTAAGGCTTCACTTCGCTCAATGAATGATACAGAGCGTGAACTGACACAAAGACTGTTGGAGTTAGGCTTAGCTGACTTTATCATCACAAATGTTGATCGTGAAAGATTTGTACGTGAACTGAACTACAAGGAACCTGTGCTTGAAGAAGAAGTTATAGTTGATATGGACAGGCCTGAAGAAGGGTACAATGATGAAAGAGATTATGTTGAGAACGGCGATGAGCCTATAGCAGATGATGGAACTCAACTACAGGTTGATTATGGTGATTATGGCGATCGTGCAGTTCGGGATTACAATGACTATACTGCTCAATACAGTTTTGACGATGATAACCTATAAAGAAAAATGACAATTGTAATGAAAAAGAGTGATTCCTCCACATATCCTGTGCTGGGATCAAGAGAAACGCAATATCAGATCTTGGTCGCAACTAATCCCAATCATACGTTTTTTGTAGCAGAATGGGTATCAAAGGAAGACTTTACTCTAATACCACCTTCTCAATCTGGTAATTTCTTTTCTTATAAAGGTGGAGACGCTCTTGGAACTGTCGCCGAAAAGCTGGATCAACTACATCTAAAATGAGCGGATGAACTTTACGACCTTCTTTTTCTACTCGCATAATTCTCCCAACAATCTGGTCTACATCGGGCCTGGATGTTGCGATAAGCAGAGTATTCAGAGTGGCCAAATCAAAGCCCTCCTTGCACATTGCGTATGTTGCGATCAGAATACGCTTGGTAGCACACAGGATGGTCCGCTGTTCTGATTTTACTTCACGTCCAAGAATTCCTGTAAGTTCACGTATCTCTCCTGGGAGCATATCATATAGTGTCTTAGTGTGTTCTACCCGATCCGTAAGGACAAGTATCTGTCTGTTCTTTTCTTCAAATACATCTTTCAGAATTTCAACAAGAAACTTATTGCGTGGCTCGTATTCTACAACTTTGTTAATCATCAGCGATGTGAACATGACGTTTGCTGAGTTGTAGATGATCGAATTAAATTCCTTATCTGGTGGATCAAATTCGAAGTACTCAACCTTCACCTTCTCATCAATCTTATCAGCAGTATCTGACTTGTAAAGCATTGGGCCAAGAAACCAATTGATTACGTGCATTAGCTTATCTTTGCGTTCAGGAGTCGCAGAAAGGCCAAGCATATATTTGGATGTGATTTTTGGGATTGATTGACTGAATGCTTCTGAGGCAATATGATGGCATTCATCAACGATTACTAAGCCAATATTCTTGAATGTATTTGGGGGATAGTCTTTCATAGAAAGTGATTGAAGCATGGCTACGATGATATCTTTGTTTTCGATGTCCAGAACTTCTCCCTGTACTCGACCAATGCGAGCGTCTGGAAGGAAGGCTGCGATTCGCTCAAGCCACTGATCGCGCAAGAATGTATTATGAACCAGAACAAGTGTCGGAAGTTGTAGTTGGCTTGCGATGTATAAGGCACAGACTGTCTTGCCTCCTCCTGTTTGGAGAGAAATGATGCCATCGTGTGGTTCTGGCTTCAAGAATGAGTCTACAACAGGCAATTGGATCGGACGAAGCGAACCAGTAAATTTCCAGAACTTGTCAGGAGTTTTGGTAACATCGCGTGTTGAAACAGTATATGGTCCATATTCTTGGATGCCATAATGCTTGGGAATGTATAGGTGTTCTTCTGATTCTTGGAAGACATTGTATCGTGGAACAAACTGAGGCTTTACGAACACTGATGGAACGTATGGTTTGACAGTTAGGACTCCCTTGATATGATGAGCATTTGCGGGTTTGGCTATCCGATATCCATGAATAGTCAAAGCCATTATTTACTTATTGTTTAGTTGCTGGAATCATATCCATTTTAAATGGAGGGGAGACTTAGTATTTTATTAATACTGTTGTGAAGTGTCTGACTTTCATTAGCAAATCTGGAATCTTTCATTGTGCTAATTACTCCCCGACACGATGCAAGAGTAAAAAAATCTACTAAAAGGTCAACATTTGATATATCTTTAGAAGTTGTCAGATCAGTTGATGTTTTTAAGTGAGTTCCTTGTCTTCCTCCTAAATTTAGTGATTCGGATAAAACAGGAAACTTGGTGTAGCGTTTTTTCCACATGGATATAAAGTCTTCATCATCTGATACTGCTATAAATTTACTACCATTTAGTAACCCAGCATGAACCATTCGACAGTTTATTCCATCCATACGATGTGATTTATCAGTTCTAATAGCCCGATCTGTTCCTCGAAGATGAATACCAAACTTAGTTTTTAGGTCGTATTTTTGTTGACGTTCTCGTACTTTTTGAATGATACGTTGATCTATTACACGCAACGTATCTCCAAAAAAGTCACCTTGTGTACCATTATAAAATAATCTATAGCCACATGATGAAGCGACTACGACGTCTGCATTGTAATCTTGAGTTCGCATCGCACCAAGATCAATTTCTGGATTTGTTAGCTTCATTTTTTCCGTATAAGGTAATTTTAGGTTTCCTTTCCAGCATGCAGGGTATACAGTAGCATCCGCAGGAATGTCGTCGATCGATTTCAATTTAGGAATATTTACTAAATCAAAATAGGTGTAAAATGTTTCACCCTTGTGTGACCATATCGGATCTTCCCAATCAACGTAAATTTTGAGATTTTTTGTAAGAGCAAATTTAACATACATTCTTAGGCATTGCAATCTGTCGCCAAATCCGCATGGTCCGCCTTTTACTATCAAATATTTCATACTTATAATATGATTAGAACAAATCCAGAATTGTGGACACGCGTAAAAGGAGAGGTCACCCGTGGATCAAAGGGAGGCCTACCTGGTCAGTGGAGTGCACGCAAGGCTCAACTGGCTGTTAAAATGTATAAGGATCGCGGTGGTAAGTACAAGGGTGCGAGACCGGCGAATAATTCCTTACATCAATGGACAATTCAGAATTGGAGAACAAAGTCGGGGTTACCGTCATTGCTAACAGGAGAAAGATACCTTCCTGCTAAGGCGATCAAGAAATTGTCATCATCTGAGTATGCTCGTACAACTCGTAAGAAGAGAGAAGGATTACGCAAAGGCGAGCAATTTACAAAGCAGCCGAGAAGCATAGCGAGAAAGACACGTCGTTACAGGAAGTTTTAATTCCTGTTCAAACACAAATGAATCGGGCATTCGACTATAATGGAGTTCAAATTTCTGCTTCAAAGCCAGTACAGAAACTTGTAAAGCGTACACGTATTCTTCACATTGATTCGAGAGACCGGGATATACAACTATTTCCAAACAATGGAAACTTTACTGTTTATCTGCCTCGTGCATATGAACGTGTCACGAGTATCAATATCAAGAGTGCTGAATTTCCTCGATTTTCAGGTGTAGGTGGTGTATTAGTAAATTTATGGGAGGGTCCTGATGTTCAACCTACATATACTGCACCAACACTTACCTCCCCGCCTCAATACTTTTTTCTCGAAGCAAAGGGACTGAACATGTCTGACGAGACTGCGAATGGTGCTGACCGTTCTGCATCTACAAATTCAGTCTTTGCTAAGTTTGTTGTTTCTAATGCAACTGACCCCGTTACAATCTATAATGAGAGCTCAAGTGCCCACCAGGAGATTGAGTTCTTCCCTCCGTTGACAAAACTAGATAGATTTCAGTTCAGACTTCGTACTCATGATATGAATGGGAACCAATACATGTACTGGCCAGGAGGTGGTGAGTGGAGCATTAGCCTCGATATTGAGACACTTGAGAATGCATTTGATGAATTCTCGAGCATTGAGACACGTCTTGGAGACCGGACTTAGAAAATGGAATCATATAATATCAAATGGATACTTAGAAACATGGAGAACCGACGGCCTGACGTTCTTCCGCATAGGACACACTTCCACCAGGCAGTGATTACGAAGCGAAACAAGGTTTTGGCCATTGGTCACAATGGAGTTGGATCTCGCTCGAAGGGCTGCGGCTATTCACGTCAAACGATTCACGCAGAACGCGCAGTAGTGAAGAATCTTGGTGATACTTCACTACTTCGTGGTGCTACATTGATTGTGTACCGTTACAATGCTCACGACAGACTTCTGGACTCGAAGCCATGCTCCGAATGCCAGTTATTTCTGGAAAAGTGCATGAGACAATACGGACTTAGCAAGGTCATATACTCTGTGGAGAAGCATTAGGTGATATATTCACCACTTTTTATCTAATATGCTTTCCAAGATTTACAAAGGTATCAAAGGTAAAAATGAAGAACACACCTGTAAAAATGTACAAAAGCATATCCTGCGTTCCAGGAGTTTCCGATCCGGTTTGTCTGTCTAAAAGTTCATACAGGCGCTGTAATCTTACATCATGGCCTTCACGCTGAAAGGAAGGAGGAGCATAAGCAAAGTTAGTTCCATCATCTGTACGATAAAAGGGCTTTGTCTCTGATGTCTTGGTGATGCCAAAGTTCTCACGAGTTACAACCTTTTCTGGCTGAAAGTTAGACTCCTCGTCATCTTTTACAATAGGTAATGTGTTTGTGAGATCGTCGATACCCTTCTTCATGGTTCGCATACTTGCTTCTCCACGCTTTCTGGGATCAGTAAAGACTCTACCTTCTTGAACAGCATCTCTTTTGGGTTCTGTTTTTGCTATGCCGTGCGTTTTTTTAGGCCACGGCCTGTCCGGGAATACATCATCCAGACTCGAATAGTTCATCTTGTTCAAAGGAGCATAGAAAAATTAGCACTATATTGTAAATGAAGATTACACCTCAGTACCTTGTCATCGCTGGATTGATAGTTTATATTACGTTTTTCACTCACCCTCCTCCCAAGTTTGTATCTATGCTTCTGGCAAGCCCTGTTGGACATGTACTTGTGCTTCTCGGAGTTGTTGGTGTATTCATGAAGAGCCAGCCAATTGGTCTTCTATGCGGTGTAGCATATCTTATTAGCTCGTACCCGGTGCTTGAACACTTAGATGCCTCAGAACAAGGCCCTAAGAAAGAACAGCCCAAGTCTGGAGCTCCCAAGCCTGATATGGCTCAGATCGGAAAGCTGGCCAGTATGCTTTCTGGGAAGGGACTAATGGCTGGGAAGGGCGAGAAGCTTCCCCAAGAGAAGGGTAAGGACGTAAAGGACCCTCCTGCGTCTACTACATCTGTGAAGCCCCACACGGATCCTAAAGTTACAGAGAAATTTAGCCTCTTCTAATAAATGGTCTTACATCACGTACATAAGGTTGTTGGATTTTTGAATAACAGCACACTGTTCTCGGGCATTATGTTGCTTCTGCTGAACGTTGGAAGCAGATTTATTGCTCATGAACTCAGCGATGATGATACTGAATACTCGCAGAATCTCCTCATTCGCAGATTAGCTATCTTTGCTGTGTGTTTTGTAGGAACCAAGGATTTAGTAATATCTTTAATTCTAACAGCAGCATTTGTAGTCTTATCTGCTGGTATATTCAGAGGCAAGGGCCCTTTCTCGCGTGAAGGAATGACCAATGGAGAAACAGCAGTTGCAGTTTCAAGTACCGGAAATCCATTCAAGGGATCAGCAGCAAGTGGCGATGCTCCTTTGTTTCGTTAGTATAAATGGGAGGAGGTCTGTTTGGAACGCCGTTATATTTGAATCCTAAATGTTTGGTTTTTTCCGGATTTGTATTAGCTGTATACTGGCTACCCCATCCAAAGGCATTGGCTCATCGGTTTGTTGCAGCATTTCTTTTAGCAACCGCAGCATATATTGCATTAGCCTGGTATGACTATATTTATGATTGCACTGATAGACTTGGACCAACACTGCTCGGATGGATGTCTGGATTTTTCAAGCCAGCCGAATATGGTAAGAAGTTTGACGAGCTTCCTGTAAAATATCAGAAGATTGTTCGAAATGTTGATATAGTCGTTCTGCTGGTACTTGTAGGGGCTTTTGCGTATCCCTTTATTCAGCAATAAAAACGGATTCGAACAGTGTATAAGTATAACAATTAACACACACGCCATGGCCGTCACGTTTCACCAGAATCTCGACTTTCCCGGCTACTGGGTCGCTCGCATCGAGAGCCCATACGGCGGCGTTTTCAACGTCGACCCATTCACCCCTCTCGAGTGCGCGATCAGCCACCAGAGCAAGGGCGGCAAGAACGGCTTCGGCCTGAAGCTTACGACCGGCAAGAACTCTCGGGTTCTCCAGGTCGGTACGATCGGCGCAACGGAGAACTTTCTCCGCGAAGTCAAGAATACCCTGAGCCCGCGGTGGTTCTGGAAGCAGGACGAAGACGGCCCGTACTAAACGGGCTAATGCCCAATTTTTTAGCCAGAAAAACTTGTCCTTTCGTCCAGAAAAACGGATTCTTTTTGTATAGAATTACGGTTGTTAGGGGCGAGGAGCTCCCGCTGATTCTTTGTGGATCGGCTCCGCTAAGGCGGGAACCTGCGATGGGAATGCAGGGCAGGCGGCGTGCGCGCAGACGACGCGCTTGTAATCCCAAGAACACGTCTACCGACCCCAAAGTTCTCATGTGTGTCTGAAAACAGGTATATCATGGGAAGGGCTTGAGACAAGGCCGTGTAGGTTTTATGGACAGATAGGTCCTGACTACACTGTTATCGGGAGCGTTGTTTTTCACTGAAAACTTGTCCTTTCGTCCAGAAAAACTTGTCCTTTCGTCCAGAAAAACGGATTCTTTTTGTATAGAATTATGATTACCAGGGTATTACAGATATCCACAAAAGACTTAGTTAAAGTAGCTGGCCCGAAAGGTCGATGAAATTACGACGTTAATTGTGAATATGTGTAATATTCTGGAATTGTTCTGATCTTACAGAACATAGGAGTCACAGAACGTTGAGTATAAGAGCTTAACAAATGTGTGACACAATTTAACGCGGAAGGTAGGGGCGTTAGATAGGTTACATTGGCCTTAACAATCGAAGAAAAGGAGTCTCAGGTTTAGTGAGACATAGTAACTGCGAAGGAGGGGCAGTTACCTGGGAGTGTAAACCAGTAAAACCACACAGGCTGGAGAGAACAGCATATCAATTAGTATATGGGAGAATTGATCGTTAATAATGCATAACGTAAATATGCCGATGGGTTGCGAGAAGACCAAGAGGATTATGAGATTAGCTATCGAGTGATTTTCGTAAAAGATGTGGGCACACATTTTTTACCAAAACGAATTTTTTGTATTGAAGCTGAAAGTCTTTTAACAGCATGGAGCCAACGCCGCTCAATCTGAGTGGACCGCGTCTGATCAACCCCTTCGTTGGGTGCAGAGGCATCATATGGAACGACGAGACCAAGGTACTATACCTGCTCAGCGAGCCAATGACCCCAATGGTCTACCAGCAAGTAAATGTGGTCCAGGAGTTCGTCAAGCTATACAATCACCCCACGGGTGACGACCTTGTGAAAAGGCATGTCTTGTATAAACTCCTTGTGGAGATCACATACACGCGGACTGATCTGCACAAGTTAATTCTTGACATCTTGACGTCTGGCGACTTGCCAAGAAAGATGGAGGAGAGCTTTAACTTTTAATACGGGATAATACCCAATTTTTCAGTTAAAAATTTGAGCCAAAGGCCCAGTATAGTATTAGTAGTCGTTGTAGACGCATCGGCAGTAGCCGTTCTCCTTGAAGCAGTCCGGGCACAGGTCCTTATCATTGCACACCAAGCAGTAGTTGGCCTTCATGAAGCCGTCATTATTGCAGGTTGGGCAAGTGTTCGGGAACTTGTATGTAAGGTAGTCCTTCGGACATTCCCATTCTCCAGCTCGCTGGCTGACAACTTCTTGGTCGCGAACCATATAGCGCGCGACCAAGACGTGTTCTTGTTTCGGGTTCATCCGATATTCATACGCTTCAAGAGACGGAAACTTCAGCAGCTTCGCCTCCATCTCATCGTACGTTTTCACGTACTCGTCCCAGGTGTTTTCGTCTATGATGACGTACATTTTGTTACCCTTATCACATGTTATAGGGTATTTCCGTTTTCTAAAGTTTGATTGAGACTGAGTTCTTCCCAGTTGAACCGCCCTTCTTAGCAGGGGCAGAAAGGCTCACCTTCTTATCAGTAACCCCTGCATTAACCGACTTTAGAAGATCAGAGATATCTGCTGGGATGCTGGGAGGCTTCATCTCAACGCGGGGTTGGACAGCTGCGGCCGCAGGCTGAGGGTTGGGTCTTGAAGGAAGCTTTACAGGTGACTTGATAGTCGTAGGAGGCCGCTGGGGAGGAGGAGGAATCATTGAGCTCATGAAATTAGCAAGACCCGCCATGGGGTTATCTCCTCCGCGAGGAGCCATGGGAGGCGGAGCAACGTTGGTTCCACGCTGATTGCTTTGGCTCTGCATTGCGGCAGTAGCAAGCTGGCGAGCGATCTCAGGGTTTGACTTGAGAACCTGATCAAGGTTAGGAATGGGTGACTTCTGAACCATCTGATTCGTTAGGTGAACCATGTAGACCATCATGCAAGTACGAATAGGAATACGTACAAGGGGGTGCATGCGTAGCTTATCACCGTACAGATCATATAGCTCCTCAAAGTCTTCCTCCATATCACCAACCTTCATCTGAGCAGCCTCAGAAAGACCATCGAGCTGAAGACCAAACGCCTTAACCATGCCTACATTCTTAGATGACCACTCGAGACCGCCCATACCAGTAACGAACCACTCAGAGAACTGCTGAACAGACCGGTCCATGTCCTTCTCCTTACGAATAAACTCAAGTTCCATCTCCATCTCCTCAAGAGAAGAGTCCATCGTGAACCGCTTACGCATGGGAACGCCCAGCTTGGCCAGGCGATCGAACTTGCGTAGAGTCTCATACTTCTTGCGCTGAACATGCTCATCAGACATACGAGTGCGAGACTGAGATGGAGCAAAGTGATCGGCGTTCATATTCTGAACCCCGTTCCATGTTTCCGTCTGTCCAACTGAATCCAGATTTGGCACGATATGTGGGGCAGCATCCTCAGTAAAGTTGGGAAGATCAAACGTTTCAAGATTTGGAAGAGCCGTATCACCGGCACTTCCTCCACTTAAGCTGGGATTTACAAGCATATCTAAGCCGATGATGTCCATTTGTTAGTTAGAGACGTTAGGGTTCTGAAAACTTTAACGCGCTATACATCTATTAACTTTACAACGTGCCCATTCTTTACGATTAAAAGTCTTCGATATGTAGTGCATTGTAATTGTAAATTAAGAATACGTTTAGTAAACTTTTCACCTAACCAATCCGGATATTTTTTAACAATTTCATAATATCTATCTGCATATCCTTTTAAAGAAGTGTTGATTTCTGTTGCATCTTTATAGTAAAACATTCTATCAAACTGACTCAGTGCTGCATGAATTGGTTGGCGTTTTTTTAAAATATATTCAAAGAACTTAGCACTTCGGGGATCTTTCTTAATTGTTTTAGCTAAGTAAAACGCAGAAATTGCCGGGTTACATTTTATCATAATAGCTATGCTTCTACCCTTCTTAATCAACCATGGCAAGTATACATTGTTTAAAAATGTTTCATCAACTCCAAATATATACTGATCGTGTTCTGGCGATAAGCTTGCTCTGATTTCACCGCTATGGTACAGTACTTTTTCTTTTCCAGATTTGATGTCTTTTACAAAATTTGACCATAAACTAAACGGTATCTTTTCCATAGCAGAGAATTTACCGGCTGATATCCAGGGATATGGAAGCCCGTCACTCATAAGTTGACGTCCTTTAAAATCTGACTCAAATAGTTGAGTGCTATCGTATACTACAGAAATATCCTTTAATTTTGAAGCAATATCAAATGTTTTAAAGTTATCAACATGATGACGTTCTGGTTCTAATTCATTAATGTGAGCAACACGAAATGGTCGCGTATTGATATCAAACATTGGGAAGAAACGTAACATGGTTCCAAATAATCCAATATGAAATCCATCATCTCGCAAATATTCTGGGCATTCAAATAGAATTACTCTGGCATTTAGTTGTTTGATGATTGGTTGAATCTCAGTATCCTCTGCTATTGCCCGGTCTACAAATAATTGAAGCTGACTATCTGGAAATAGTTTCATGTGTTCTTTCCACCCTTTCAAGCCATCAATGTATTTCTGAAAATTTTTGGTTAAAGGAATTGCTTTAAAAAAGACGATATTCACAGTATTCGCATATCGTCTATTTGGATTTTGGATTACCGTTAATTTACAGACGTCGTTTTCCATTATAGTTAATCGACAAAAACAAAAATGGATTTATTGATAACGTATGTGTGATACCTAACAAAGATGGAGAACCTGCAAGCAGTTGCCGCTCTCCTTCGCAAGCAGCTGGCCGAGATTGAGGCCAAGATGATCGAGCTCGCGCCAAAGCCCCCACCCGTATCTGTGTTTGATCTCCACAAGGAGGTTCTAAACATTTCAAATACCAGGCAGTGGAAGGACTTTATTAACAACGGCGTTGTAGACAACATCACTCTAATTCTCGATCAGTGCTACGAGTTTTATGTTGACTTCATCAATGAAGAATTGCCCGGCAAGAAGCCAGTAGATATCATTGGTGAGTTCGGCAGTGAGAAGTGGCAGAAATTTCAGTTTGAGGTCATTAAGACCCTGATCAGTCCGTCCGACATGGACGAGGACTTCGAAGACACTGCCAACGGCTGTGACGAGATTGCCTCGGAGGCTGGAATTGATGTAATTAAAGCCACGGCATAATAGGACTATTTACGTCCAATTTTTACTTAGAGTTTTCCATAAACCAAAGACCTTGAAGAAAGGCATCTGCTAAGTCATCCTTCTTAGGGTGTTTCAGCATATAGTCCTTCCATTGAGCTGGTACCAAAGCTGCTGCGTGAACAATTCCAGTTTTCTTGCGTCCCTTGTATGTCTTGGTGGCATCATCTACTGTGACCATATTGGTTAGCTTATGAACTGCTGACACACCCTTAGTTGAATATCCGTGACATTCAAACCACATATGCATCATTGCCTGAACAGCCATCATACGCTTATCAGGTTGTTGCTCAAAGATTACCTTGGTCGAGCCATTCCAAATAGCAGTACGGGAGGTCAAAGAAGTATTGATCATAGGAGCCAAATCAACAACTGACCCTTGCTTACATGATTTTACACACCGCTTCCAGACACGGGCAGCATAGTGAGAATAGAGAGCGTCTACGAGGGACTTCTTTGTTGTTCCCTCGATATTGAACTCCCCAGCTTCCTTCTTCAACGCCTCTAAGGTCTTCTGTGATAATGATGTCTTTGTACACGCCTTGCCCGCCTTCTTGTGGACAGAACACGCGTATTGTTCTTGTTGCTTCCAGTTTGCTGGTTTACGACATTTAAAACATTTAGGATTATCATGACCAGCTCCTTCAGCCATTACATCGATCAGATCCCAGTGTAAGATCTTAACGTCTTTGCGTGAAGTTCCTTCAAGGATACAAAAGGCAAGATTACGTAACCCAACATCAAATGATACTAACTTCATTACTGTTATATGAGGACGATGTAAAAATGGAATTAAAATCAATAGACTACGAGATATTACTGACGCCATGGAGGTTCTCTTCGGCTGCGTCGCGCTCTTTGCGCTCTCGTGGGCGTATTGTGCCTTGGTTGATGCTTGTACGAACCCCGATGTGTGCGACTGCCCGTGGCACGACATCGACGGTTACGGCAAGATGCCGGGATGCTTTTGCGAGCTCCGGCCGTGCCACGCGTGGTGTAACTGCCACCGGAAGGAACCGGGATGCTGCCCTGTTCACGGGTGCTCCAAGTGTAACTGAAACGGGCTTGGCCCAAAACGTATTTTTTGTTTTACAATTTTATAATAAGTAAAATGCGTCCTCCGCCTATTCGCGCAGGATCGTCGCCAAAGCCAACAATTTATGAACACGAGCTGGTTCTCAAATACGATGAACCATCTCGTGAACTAATTGCTACTCATCGCGAATGCATCAAAAAGCTGGAGGCACATCTTGAAAGATTTCCACAGCATACGCAACTCAATGTGCTTTATATGGAACAACTCGAGTTTCATCGCGAAGAATACCAGTTTTACTGTAAACTAAAACAGGCACACTTTAGGGTAAGAAGCAGTGAGAATACGGTCAGTAGCACATGCTTTGATTAAAAATGGATTTAGAAAGTTCATATTACTAAATAATAACGGCGGGAACATGAGCCTCGCCATCCGGGCCCCAAAGATGGAGCCCAGCGCGCCCTCTCCGTGCGGAGGGGACACGGCACCATACGCCCTGCCGTCCCGCAAGGACAAGCAGCGCGAGCTGGACGCCGCGGCGGACGCGGCCTGCAATACCTTCTTCGACCTTAACTGGAAGATGGGGGAGCTCGTCTTTACGCTCGCGGGACGCATCCCGAGCCATCTGAATTATCAGCAGAGAGAGGCGTACCTTCACACGATGGAGGAGTACGTAACTGCCACCAGAAAGCTCGAGGCGGCACGCGCGCGCTTCAACGCCGCGTCCGCCGCCGCCGCCGAGTTCAAGGCGTTGCCGTAGCGAACAATACGCCTTCGGGCAGGGCCTTCGGGCTCACTTTTTAGATTGAATATAGAGTGCTACAATTAGAGTCATAGAAGCATCTGTAGTTGGGTCGTGAGCTTTTTCAAGTGGAAGAAAGCTTTCTATATGTTTTGTTTCCCGATCGAGATGTTTCTTAATGCAAAGATAAGTCCCTTCTAACTTGGCTGTTCCGCATTTCTTTCTGCTTTGAGGATTCCATAACGCGATATCTATGATATGTCTTGGTGGAAGATAATCAAACCCATACATTACAGCCGCATTCTGTAATGCTTCAATATCACCTGTACCTTTTACAATGATCGTAGACTCACTGTAATGCTTCATAAATATCTTGTACCAAGATGGAGGCTTGTGATGTGCCTTAATATTGGGGTCTTCAGTATATGCCTTTATCCCCTCCTTTAAAGCCGTCTGTCCTTCTGGTGATAATCTTGATGGAAAAGATACACCCCAAGACAAACCAAGTCTTCCTTCTAATTCGTCTAATTTTTTAGCAGTTGCTGCTTCTACTGTCGCATACTTTGATATAGTAAATGATACTTCGCGTTTAGGTTTTGATAAGGTTACAAAGAAGGGATTATTGTATGACCAAGAACCATCAGTATTTTTTGTCAGCAGAAATCCTCCAATCTCTCTGGCCACAAAAAAGAAATCCTCAGTTGGAGGAAATTTGTATGCCTGATCACCAGTTTCTCCAAGCACATGCCAAAACTCACAGTCAAACACAAGTATCTTTGTTTGACCGTTAGCTAACAGATCTAAATGTTTATTATGGAATCTCATTGTATTTAGGCAGATGCTTTTAGGAGCTGGAGAAGAACAGTCTTAGAATCACGCTTTCCATAAGGAATGCCCTTCTTAGAGAGAAGATCACGAAGGTCTGCCGATGTCTTAGTCTGAAGATCATCGACATCAGGCTCCTGCTTTACCTCTGGGACGGGGGCAGTAGGGAACTCAACTCTATCAACGACCTCAACAGTCTTCTCCTCGACCACAGAAGCCCGATCGTCTTCCTCTTCCGAATCTTCAACATCGAGAGGAGGAGGAACAAGCTGTGATGCTACGAAAGAAGAAAGTGAGCTAACAACAGACATCACCTTGTTCTGCTGCCAATACATGTATCCGACCATTCCGGCAAGGACAAGAACCATGGTTGCGAGTACGAGGACACTGACATTTAAGAAGCTGCTCATTTGGTGTTTTGTATAGACAAAAGCTTCTTTCTTTAAACGTAAAAGAATGCCGACTCCAGACGCGTCACAGTTTACGCAGTTAAAAAAGTATTCTGCCATCAACACCGGAGATAAAGGGCAGGTGCAGCAGAAGACTATCACACATTTATATCAGCCTGTTCCATCGGTTAATCGTCCCATAGACTTCCTTGCGTCATTTAGCAATAAGTATACCTCTACGCCTACATTTGTTCCGATCAATAGAGTAACTGGTCCTGAAGAAAAGCCAAAGGTTCCAGGTGGAAATATCCGTGGAGGTGGAAGTGGTGGAATTGTTAGACGTACGGTAAGATTTAGCTTAATTACTGATGGTGGTCCACTGCCCCGACTACCTCTTGGTGGGCCATATGGAGCGATTGTTCTACGTTTAACCGGTTTTCCAGGACCTAACACTATTGCACTTACTTTTGATACTTCATCGGTATTAGGATTTAATTTTGGTTCTGTTGCATCATATGTTCCGCTAATTGGAACAAAAATTCAGAATGTTACGTTTAGAACAGATAGAATCGATATAATATTAGATGGAACTGCTACGAGAGCCGATATTCATGAAGTAAATATTAACATTTCAAGCAATAATTTTAACTTTCCAATTTTAAGTATTGATTAAAAGTCCTCATCGAACCGGACAGTCATCTCTGCTTGAGAGAGACCAACACCTGGCTTAGAATACTCTGACACCTTCTTCTCAAAGAAGTTCGTCTTACCCTCCAACGAGATCAGCTCCATAAAATCAAACGGATTTGTGGAATTGTAAATCTTCTTAATGCCAAGCTGAAGCGCCAGTCTGTCAGCAACAAACTGAATATACTGCTGCATATCGCGGGCGTTCATTCCAATAAGCGAGCATGGCAGCGAGTCGGTGATAAATGCCGACTCAATGCGTACAGCATCGCAGATAATGGTTCCGATAGTATCAGAGTCCAGCTTATTCTCCATCTTGTGATACATGGCAACAGCAAACTCAGTGTGTAGTCCCTCATCACGAGAGATTAGCTCGTTGCTGAACGTCAGACCGGGAAGTAGACCACGCTTCTTGAGCCAGTAAATAGCACAGAAGCTCCCAGAGAAGAAGATACCTTCTACGCAGGCAAAGGCTACAAGACGAGTAGCATACGATCGCTTATCATCCATCCAATTGAGAGCCCACTTTGCTTTCTCGGCAATGCTTGGGATCGTATCAATCGCCCGGAATAGCATCTTCTGCTCATCCTTATCCTTCACGTACTGGTCAATAAGCAGAGAATAAGTCTCTGAATGGATTCCTTCCATGGCATTCTGGACACCGTAAAATAGACGTGCGATCGGTGACTGAACCTCAACCTGAAAACGTCCTGCGAGATTTTCCTGAACAATGCCATCTGAACCCGCAAAGAAGGCCAGAACGTTCTTAATGAAATGTTTCTCATCCTTGCTTAGTTTTTCCCAATCCTCCTTATCTTTGCTGAAGTCAATTTCCTCAACAGTCCAGAAAGTTCCTACTGCTTTCTTGTATAGTTTGTATAGGTCCTGCTCTGAGTCCTTAATAGGGAACAAAGTATAACGCTCACCAAGAGTCGTGGCAGACGAATCGAATAGAGGCTCCATATTCTGAGGGCGAGTAAATGAATTAAATACTTCCATCTTACTCAATATAAATATGAGTGGTCCAAATCCATTTTCGAACTCGAATGCCCCGGAACATAACTTAGTATCAAAAATATTGACATCTCCATTATTGGGCGCGCCGTACCAGGTTGCGGTTGATCTTGTTGATATTCACACAGCATATGCCCTGCGAGTTGGTTCCGCAACAAACCCGGTACAGTTAGAGTTTCTCAGACAGCTTGGTACTGATTCTAATCCCGTAGACTTAGCATACATTGATAGTTCATACATAAAGAGTCTAACTGGCACAACTGGATATTTTGAAAGTCTAAGTGCTGATAGGGCAACGGTAACAACGTTAAATGCCAACGAGATCATTCTCGCACCAGGAGGTACTTTTTACTGGTCAGGCGCCACATTTAGTCCTCCGTTTTCAGGGGGCGGTAGTGGTCCAGGACCTGCTGGTGCCACAGGTGCCACAGGTGCCACAGGTGCCACAGGTGCCACAGGTGCCACAGGTGCCACGGGGTCTACAGGTTCCACAGGTGCTACTGGGAATGGCGTTACGGGTGCGACGGGTCCTGCTGGACCTACTGGTCCTGCCGGAGGTGGTTCTGGAGGAAATCCCACTGGCCCACAGGGTCAGATTGTCTATTTTACACCCACTGGACTTCAATCTGTTCCTCAACTAACATATGACGGAACAACTCTAAATGCGCCATCGATCGAAGTTGTAAGTGAGAACCAAACCGGTATGATCGGATTCGCAACCTCTGGAGGAAACTCGTCTATCTTTTCAGGACTGACAGCTACAGCTGGAAACTACCTAAACATTGGACCGTTTCAGGGACCTCCTAAGGTAACAGTTGATACAATTCAAGGATTTGTTGGAATCGTTAAGACGAGTCCTACTGTTGCCCTTGATGTTGTTGGGCAGGCTGTCATTACCTATCCTGGTAGCACTACCTATCTCGGGGTAACGGGTGGATCGGGTCCTAATGGAAATGTTGGTCTTGCTGCTGGAACAACATATATCGTTCGTGCTTGGGGTGCTGGCGGAGCAGGAAACGGCGGAACTGGTGGAGCTGGTGGATACGCAGAGGTAACCTTTAATACTGGAGCCACCGGTCAGACACTTGAATGGGCCCAGCTTTATGGCGGTGCTTCGGGTGGTGGTAATGCACTTGTTGTAGACTTTGCGGGGGGAGCTACATTCTTATATGTTCCTGGCGGTGGTGCTGGAGTAACAGGAGGTATTGGTGCTGCTGCTGGAGAACCGCAGGGCTTTCCCATCCCAGAAGGAGGTTACAGTTCTGGCTACACAGGAACATCGGTTGCAAGTTATACCAATAATACTCCTTGGTTATACAATACATTAACAGATACTTCGATCACGGGAGGAACATTCAGCAGCGGATCAATCTATAACATTGCTGGAAATGCCACAAGTGGCATGACATTAACATTTAACCCCCCCGCAGCATTCCAACAGAATACTCTTGGTGTTGGAACCACATATACTACAAATCCAGGAACAACATTTACTATTCAGGTGAATAACTTACAATTCTTTAACTCGATAGTAACGTCAACAGAAGATGGTTTTATTCTTCCAGCTGGATTTTCACCAATTGTTGATGTTGGTGTTGCGTCGGGGTTAACTGGAACTACGGGTACTGCTAATTATAGCAATTGGCCAGGAGTTACATATCCATCTTTTAATGGAAATTCGACACTGTCTGGTACTACTGGTTTAACTGGTAGTTCTGGTGCGGTAACAACTGGCCCATTCAATCTAACTTTCGTAGCTGGTTCTACTTATACGTGGTTTTTTGCTGGAACTGTGAATGAGTCTTTACCAAACTCTATAATAGGAGTTTCACCCGGAGCAACATTCAATTTTTCAATTCCGTCACTTGAATTAACGGGAACAAGTATCAGTACAGCAGGAAACATAACGATTCCAACAGGCACAGATATTCGTGTTGCAGAGCGTATTTTCACAAATCAGGGTCTAACTGCTACGAATCAGAATGGAGCCAAAAATGGCGGTGGAGGATATACTGGCGGCGGATCATCAGCACTGGTTACAGGAGTTCCTGGAATTTCTGATAGTTTGGTTGTTGGCACAACGTTCAATATGCCAGCAGGCGGAGGTGCTGGGTCTTGGTTTATTGGTGGTGGAGTTGCTGGCACGACATATGCTGGAAGCGGAGGTTTACCATATGTGAATCAGTACAACAGAAATGGTGTATATGGTGCTGGAACAACGGGAGCTACAGGTAGTCCAGGATTCCTGATCGTCGAGCAAGTGATTAGTCCAGCTGTTCCACAACCTGCCTTAACAGTGAATGGTAATGAAGTTGTGAATGGCAATGAGACTGTGAATGGAAGTGTTACTGTAGTTGGATCTATACAAGCCACTTCATTCAATAATCAGATTACAACTCCTTTAGGCGTTCTTACACTTGTGAGTGCAGATGGAGATCCGAATACGGGGCAAATGAAACTCAATAGTATCACTGGAGGAGGTGCAAAATTTAATTGCAATGTAAGTGCTCCCGATTTTATCGCAACATCAGACGTCAGAACAAAAAAGAATATTGTAACAGTTGATTCTGCATTAGACCGAGTGATGAAGATGCGTGGAGTATTCTTTGAAAGAAATACGCATCCCGGGGAAAGACGTGTTGGCGTCATTGCTCAGGAAGTTGAAGACATTCTACCCGAAGTTGTTCAAATTGATTATTCAGACGGAATGAAATCAGTATCTTACGGAAGCATAGTTGGTCTGCTGATCGAAGCCATCAAGGAGCAGCAAGAGATTATTAAGAAACTTATGTGAAATACCAAGTGACCGTGATTGGATTTGCTGTTCCAGCATTTCCGTTTGAACCACTACGAATACCCTGGCTACCGTTTCCACCAGCACCGCCATTTGGTCCGCCAGCTGCACCGCCATTTCCTGGATCACCACCATCGCCTTGACTTCCATTACCTCCACCAGGTGTGCCGCCCGCACCACCATTTCCACCCCCTCCATTTCCTCCAACAAATGTACCTGCACCGCCGCCCTCGCCGCCGCTGCCTCCATTAGCCGTATATGTTTGACTATTGTATGTACAAACTGCAGGAGTTCCATTACCTCCATTACCGCCAGGATTAGCAACACCAACTCCACCAGCTCCTGCGCTACCGCTACCGCCGCCTGTTGGAACAGTAAGACTAATATTCGCAATGTTTCCAGAAGTATATGGAAGCAATGGAGTTACCAATGTACCACCGCCACCACCACCACCTCCAGCTCCTCCAAAGCTGCTATCACCGCCTCCACCACCACCGCCGCCTCCGCCACCGCCAACTAAACTTACGGTGATATTGGTAGGAGTTGGTCTATTCGCAGGAGGAGTCAGACCAGTTGTATTCGCTGTAATAGTTTGGACAAATGGTGCCGTATTCAAAAAGTATCTTCCATAAAAATACGATAAGCTCAATGATCCTGCTGGAACTGTATATGTAGTTCCATCAGCATTATAAAGAGTTTTTCCGATCAGAGAAGTTAAGGCAAATGGAGTTGTTATTGCTGTTCCGCCCTGTAAATTAAATCCAGTAAGAAGTTGGGACATTGCAATTGTTGAACCACCTAATGGAAATCTACCAGATGCCGGATTCCAGGCCATTTAATTAGATCTTAGAAACCAACTTATGGATGCTCAACGATGACACGCCAGACGCATCAGATACTGGTTTCATCTGGGCCTTGCTTCGGAACCCCATTACATATGCTACAACCCCTGCTACGATCGTCTTGGGAGTATGCTCAAAATCATCCTCTGACTTTGTAGAAATCTCAAGCAGGATCTGGAAGATTTGGTTCCTCTGCTTATCATTCAGTAAAAGTGTAGCACAAAGACGTTCTGCGATTCCCAACTGGGTTTGGAGAACAGTATTTTCGGTAACAGCAAATCTGGGAACCGCCTTACACAAAGAACGAATGCTTACCCTGAACACCTCAGCAATCTCTTCGTGAGTACGTGATGCTCCGTTCTGTCGACACGCAACATATACAGCAGCACCCATGAGTGCTCTCCTGGTTTCACCTCGAACCTTCTGAGCATCATCCATGGTCTTGTACAATCCACACGCATCCATGATCACAGACTTTGGAAGGTTCTGGATCGAGCAATGTGATTGAATATTATCGAAAATTCCCATCCATGACCGTTCAGAATTGGATGACAACGACCACGTAGAGAGGCGCTGAAGAGATTTCATATTCGTATTAGTCGATGAGATTCCTCGGAATGAAATTACAGAACCATAGGATGATTCTGGTAGGAGATCGGATGTTGAGAATCCAGTACGTCCTTTTTCTTCCTTTCCGTCATCGTAGTTTCGCCATTCGGCTCCTTCGTCAATAAATCTGTCTCCAATAGTTCCACAATTTTCGCATACATATTCCCCATCATCAACTACGAATGAATGCTCGCACATGATGTTTGGTGTTAGTTATCCAGGTATTATTACTCTTCCGTTTTACGCGCCGCCTTTGCTTTCTTTTTGTCTTCTTCTGTTACGGGTTCATACGACAAACTAAAATCAATGATAGACCCGTACTGAGGTAACCATGTGCTGAATACATCTTCAAAGTATAGGTTCTGTAGGTATTTGAGCTTCTCAGTCAGACCGTCAAGGAAGAGGAATAATGCGATAACAAAGAAGATTCCAGAAACCCATGAGTCAACAGCAATTTCCTTGGCCTTTGTTGTGGCAAATATCGGAGGAATGAGCAGTGTTGCCTCGGACGCCCAGTATCCAAAGACTGCGATCAACATAATTTCAACAGTTACATCTGTTATTCTGTACCATGCTGGTTTTGCCTGCCATGAATCATCGAATTCATCAAACAGGTAATAGAATAGATATGAGATGAATACACCATATATTGTATGCAGAACTGCTAAAATAGCAGCATTTCCCGTAACAGCAAGAATAGGGTTAATCATCATTTATTATTTACGAATAATATATGTCATCGGAATTAGTATTAGAGGAAATAATACAAATACATTACTTAGCCACCATTCTGGACCCCAGAGCCAAACAGCTTTCGGGCTTAGAGGTTCAAATAATACCTTAGAGACACCACTCCAAATAAACTGCTTTTCACCTTGTTCTCCAACATTTCGATACCACATGTTGCCTCCACCAGGGCCAAACTCCGCATATAGCAAGGTTATTACTGTAGCAAGTAATCCTGATGATAGTGCTATGTACCATTTGATCTTACGATGCTCAATGCTTACCCATGCTACAACCCCAGCAACAATTAATACGGCAAAAATACCTCCTAATATAGACGGGTTCATTTATATACTACTGCATAAATGTTGGATCGTAAACTTGCGGGCGATAGTTTGTAACTAGCATGGGCTTGCCAAGATCTTTGGTCTTTACTGGTTTTAGCCAAGATATAAGCAGATACTTCTCTTCAACATTCCATACCCAGAAGCCGGCCTTTAAGAGTTCTCCAAGCAGATAGTTGATGGCGTCCTTGAAGTTATACAAAGGATATCCAAAAACAAAGGATGGAACTTCGAACAGGATGTATGGGGCATTTGCGTTCATGATTGCTTGTTGGCGTACCTTGCCTTCGATCTGTGATAGTACTGGCTTCATAGCAGACATCTTATACAGTCTGCGCTCTTCTTGCTCATCCCAAACTTCTCTGGCTTTCATCATGGTAGATTCTATTACTAAATGGTATTTAAAATACTTGCTTTAGGAGGCGGAGGTACAAAGGGTATTCTACATATAGGTGCGATCAAGTTCCTTGAAGAGAAATATGGAAACGTTCAAAAACAGTTTTCTGGTGGATTTTATGGTTGTTCTGTTGGTTCAATACTGGCCACGTGTCTTGCTTTTGGGATGAAATCAGAAGATATGGCACGCATTAGTTCAAAGTTTTCTTCATTTAGTCAAATTCTATTTGAAGACATGAGCGTGAAAAGGTTCAAGGATTCTCTTAATAAAAAAGGCTTATTTGATCCAAAATGTTTGGAAGACTTTGTAGTCAAGATGCTGGATCAGGAAGGAATTGATCTAAAAGGCAAAAAGATATCTGATGCCCCGAATCCATTGTTTATTTGTTCATCTAATTTGACTAAGAAAGTCATTACCGTGTTTAAGGGTGATATACCGATCTTAGACGCAATAAGTGCGTCTGCTTGTATTCCTTTGATCTTCTATCCAAAGGTGATCAATAATTGTGCTTATATTGACGGAGGTTATCTTACCAATACAATTTTAAACTTTGTTCCCCCTGATGATCGAGACAAGACGTTGACACTTTCAATTGTCCATGAAGACCCTAAGCTTAGTCCTTCTAAGATTTATAAAATGTCTACAGTCTCATATTTATACTCCCTGTACACGGTTTCATGTCTGTATGAACGGAAGATGAACACATGTTTGAACAATATTGAGATGGGATGTAGTCTTGCGTCTGGAATTTCGGATGTCAGTGAGAAAGACCGAAATGTGATGATTGCCAGAGGATATGAATTAACTCGCGCTTTTTACACCGAGCGTTCCAGTTAGAAATACTTCAAATGTAGCAGGATCTGGGATCGCCTGAAGGACAAATACCTTATCCTTTGTCTCTAACTTGAATGATGGGTATTCACGAACATTATATAGAGCGGCCTTACCCTTGTCGGCTTCTGCATTTATATCTTCAAATATGATAGTCTTACCTCCGTACTTAACTGGATTATTTTTTAGCATTTGTTTGAAAGCCTTCCAGGGTTTCTGTGCCTTTGTAGACCACGGGCACCAAGTGGTATAGAAGAACATAAATCTTGCTTGGTCTGCGTCCAGACCGTTGTGCTGAACTGGAGGGTCTTCAACGATAAACTTACTACCGGGATAGTACCCTACAAAGAATCTGTAAGCAGCGATCACAATAAAGAAGGTTAGTGTAACCACCAAAACTGTCCAGAGTGTTTCACTCATTACGAAATGACGGGTATAAAAGTTTAGCATCTTTACGTTCCTGGGCAAACCATTCTCGATAGGCTACTTGGGGCGACGAACCATCTCGGATCATACGGTATGCTATGTTATAGGTTTGGCGTTCTGATTCGTACTCTTTAGGCATGACTTTGTACCATCTCCCTTGTACGCGAATTGCTGGAACCATTTTGTCAGATTTGATATTGGTTTGGATAGTTGATTCCATTCTTTGAATGTATAAGTGTTGCTCATAGATAAATTACATCTCGAGCAGATCGGTACTAAATTTTCCAGAATTGTTTCACCGCCTTTAGACTCAGGAATATCATGGCCGCATTGGAAATCAAATACGGTCATTTTGTTTTCACACCAAATTGTTGCACATTTTGCTGCGTAGATTTTACCAAACTGTTTTAGCCAAACCTGTTCACGTAAGGCTTTAGGAATTTTAACCTTGTTGCTCATTAAATATATAGTACAATAGCGTGTAAAATGGAAATAGATGATGATATCAAAAAGGATAGTAAAATGGAGGAGACCGGTTACCAGCGTTACATGCGTCTTCACGCAATTGTGGAGGACATCAACAGCAAGCCGGTGAATAGGACTACCGAATGGTATACTGAACACAATCACTTGCTTCACATCTATGAGAATCACTTCAAGTGTGGCTTCACTGATCTTCATCCGGAGATAACTGACTCAACCTTTCGTGAAAACTGCGCAAAACTGGATATTTTGATCGATAAACTAATGAAAGAGTTCAACAACTATCATTGGTTTAGCCTGTATGACTATATGGACTTCAATAAAACAATGATTGCTGTGGTAGATGTTGTCTTTACAATTGATATGAAGGAAGAGGACGACTTTTCGAATATGTTTGCGGGTCTGACTGTTTAGGCAGGGAATCCAACAAGTCCCGCGCCGATACCGAATCCAGCACCTGTACGAGCAGAAGCACCAACAGAAGGCGCATATACATCGAGGATAGCAAAGGTTGCCATCGCGGTGAGCGAGATCATGCCGATCTCATTAATTTTTAGCTTTCCGGAGAAGAAGTAGGCGGCAAGGGCAACCGCAACACCCTCAAAGGCATACTTAACCAGACGAGTTACGAGGTCGGACATATCAGGCATCATGCTGGGAGCTTCCTTCTTATCGGTCATTTTATATTCTACAAACGAAGAAAAGTGAATGACGATAGTAACCTACCATGTAACAGTTGATCCAGATGTTATCGAGAAGTATAAGATGTATAATACTGATGAAAGACAGGTAGACTTTTACGTGATGGTATATCTAAATTCTCCAGATGGCTGGTCTCAAAATGGCTATTTTTTTGAACCGACTGACAAGGTTAAAGCACAGGTTTGGATTAGACTATCTCTTTCAAAAACAATTGAGAAAATTTGTGGCCTTTCACCGATGTTATCATGCGCGACGCTGGGAGGAAGAGACATGTATCTTTGCGCAGAACGCTGGTTTGGTGGATCTAAAAAGAGCGGGTTAAATCTGGAAGACTATAGACAGTATATGGTATCCCATGAGATGGGTCATATTCTGGGAAAGGAACATGTTAAGTGCCCAGGCAAGGGAAAGAAGGCGCCCATCATGCTACAACAGACACTTGGGATTGGAGAATGTATTCCCAACACCAATGTAAAGGAATGATCGAACAAGAAACAATGCTCACCGTTATTGGTGTTATTTTACTTGGAATTTCATATGGTCTCAGCTCTTCTTACATTTCAAATGGAAATGCTGATTGGAATCTAACTGGTTCGGCAGTACCCTTTGGTATGAACATGGCCGTGATGCTTTATATCGCCTATGGATTGTTTAGTGTGTCGAAACTTTCTGATCAAGTAAAGGTTATTATTCTGCTTGGATTTGTAGTGATATCCTATATTGAAATTTCATTCATGTACGAGAAGCCGTCTACATGGTATGGAATCAACACTGCATGGGCTATTGTTACTGCGTCTACGCTTATTCGTCTGTACTTTATCATATCTCTTCACTGCGATTTGACTAAATCCATATTTGTTCTTGCTGCTCGAAGCGTAGTTGAACCGACTAAGGCTGCTGTTGTAGCAGAAATAAGACCAGAGCCAAATTGGGACAAGGCGTTTAGCACATTTGAATCAGCACTGAGAAAGACCCCACTATCTTCTGATGAACGTTTAGAGCAGATCAATAAGTTCAGAGCTGCTTGGGGTAAGCCACCCAAGGATGTTGTGCTGACTGGCGGTAAGCGGCGTTAAAAAGTCACTTTCAGACATCGAGGTATATAGTAATAAAATGCCAGTCGACGCTCCTTCCAGACAGCATGTTAGCACTCGTGAAGTTCTTCCCAAGGAAGAGGACGGTGAGGTTGTCGATTATCTTGAGGAGGATCCCGAGATTCCTACGCAGCGTTATGCGATCATGTCTTTCATCTCCCCTGAGAAGGTTATCAAGCAGAAGGAAATGTTCTACTATGAGCGTTTTCTTACATGGATGGATTATGATTGGAAGGTGACTGGTCTTGAGGGTTTCATGGCCTTTCTTGGCAAGAAGTACTCACTCAAGATTGAGGACCTAATGAATGATATGAATGAGTTTCGCAAGGTTCACAATGATGAGGTCAGCAAGAGTGATATCCAGGAGAAGTATCAGGTTTTCCTTATGAAGAATGAGAAGGATCTGGACACCGAGTTTACGGAGAAGGTTGAGTTCCGGACGAATGTGCGTGGTGTGAAGGTTCGTCGTGTGTTTGCTAATCTTGAGGAGGCCCAGATGTTCACCAAGGTTCTTCAGCGCAAGTATCCTCGTGATAATCTCTATATCGGCAAGGTTGGTTGCTGGCTTCCTTGGGATCCTTCTGAGAACGTTGTGCAGGAGGTTGAGTATGCGGAGAAGGAGCTCAATGAGATGATGCGCAAGTACAAGGAAAACGAGGTCAATAAGGACATCTTTTTCGATGAGCGTAAGAACGAGAAGATTGAGGATCAGAAGAAGGAGAATGCTAAGCGTCGTGCGGCTGCTCTGGAGGAGAAGGCAAAGGAGTCTGCCGCTGCGATCCTGGACACTCCTCCTGTTCACCCAACTGAGGGAGCAATTCGCGAGTAATTAGTTCTTCCCTTGCTGTTTAACCCAAACTGTGGGTCCTTTCTTCTGGACCTTAGCAGGATCGAAGTCGTCACCAGCTAACATTGTAGAACTAAAAGGTTGATTATTGGCCCAGAGCGAGTCGTCGCATAAGCGAAAAGATGGATGATCGGCGGCCTTGTACCAAAATACTTGATCTTCTAACTTGTTCGATTGGACACCGTTGGCGATGACTAAGCATTCGTAATTTTCAGTACACTGATCCATAAACTGACAGAACATTTCAAACGTAGGAAACATACCTGCATAGTTGTCATAGATTCTCTTTCTGTTTGTGATGTTATTCTCACGCAGAATGAAGACAAAATCAATGTTGGTACGTAAGTTAGGTGTAATGCCCAGCGGGTATTGCATAGTAATCATTGTTACCATATCAATATGGCGACCATTCATAAATACGTAGCGGGTAGACTCTTCATTAATCCAGGACTTATCATATAAGCAATCGTCCAGAATCAAGAAGGCTCGAGGATCAGAGTTAGAGTTTCCACCGTGAGCCTTTTTGTCAAGATTTCTTTGCTGCTTGACTACAAGTTGACGTTTGATAGCATTCATTACGATACCTGGGCTGTACTTATCGTGGATCAGCTTAGAAGGAATCATGTCTTGGAAGAAAGGATTGGCAACTTCTGTGCCAGAAATTACAGTTCCTACAGGGAAGCAAGACCTTGTATTAGCAAGAATATCCCGAACTAAGAAGGATTTTCCAGTATCCTTCTTTCCGATCAGAACAATCATGGGAGATTTACGCGAATCGATCTCACATCGATCAACGATAGTTTGAATGTTGAACTTTTTGATTTGAAAATTCATCGCGTGAAGATTCCTATATTGGTTTAGGGCATGGATTATAATTGGAAAAATGAAGCGTAAGCAGACATCAGAGCTACGTACCAATCCTGTGGCCCTATCTGTCTGTAGAGCGCCAGCGAAGGGAGACCTATTTCTGCTTACAAAGATGCAGCCGTTCTTTCCTCCAATCGAATGTTTATTTAAGACAAACTCTTTAGAACGTGTCCATGAATACGGCATCAAGCTTCGCGATCCTATTTCAACGATTAAAAATGGCGATATAGGAATACTTGCTTCTGGACGAGTTGTAACAGTTCACCCAAAAATTACTATGCTTTTGAGTCCATTCAAGTGTATGAAGGGGGAGTTTGGTACCTTTGGGTTACCTATGCTTTCAGACCATGCTCGTGAGACTCAATCCAAGCTTCAAAGTCACAACACGGCAGGATATGTTGGATCTATTTTGTCTGTTGCTCTTTCAGAATCTGGATGTGAGCATTTTCCAGAAGTAGTAGGTGTATTTACTGGGACTGCTATTAGTCATACGATCGATATCTCAGATGACTATGAGGACCTTTCGGAACGTCCTTGGTTTTCTCAGAATATTGGCAAGACCTTTGAACTACGTCTTGACGAGCATACTGGGACTCCGATCGAATACACACGCAGTGCTCGTGTATCTATTCAGGTGGGCGAAGAAGCAGAGTTAGATGATGTTCAAGAACTCACTGCTATCCATGCTGATGCGGAACCCGCTGAAATGACTCCCGTATTTCGTGAAGAAGAGTTAGACGATGATACTGAGTCTACGTCTGATGTGTCTACATCATATATATTTCAGATTGAATCGGTATCTTCTTCATTTGAAGGAAGTGTTTGTTCGGATGAGTCTGAAGATGAACCCTTTGCTTGGGTAACGTTTAAGAACGTACCGGTTCAGATGACGGTTATGGAGAAGCTTGAAGGAACGTTCTACGAACTGTTGAAAACAAATCCAGAATCGGAGAAACACTTTGCGTGGATAGCTCAGATCATATTTGCCTTAGCGTATGCTCAGCGGAACTTTGCTTTCACACATAATGATCTTCACGGCAATAATGTCATGTACAAGAAGACTGATAAGGAGTTTCTATATTACTTCCACGCAGGGGTAACCTACAAGGTGCCAACGTATGGGTATCTGATGAAGATTATTGATTTCGATAGAGGAATAGGTTCGATTAGACTACCGGGAATGAAGGAGGCTAAGTTATTCATGAGCGATCAGTTTGCGGCATCTGAAGAGGCTGGGGGGCAGTACAATTGCCAGCCGTTCTTTACGGATAAGCATAAGATCATTAAGCCAAATCCTTCATTTGATTTAGTTCGTCTTGCGACTTCATTGTTTTGGGATTTATTCCCGGAGGGTCCGGAATTTGATAACTACAAGGAACAACCATTATTCAAGCTGTTCATTAAGTGGATGACATTGGAAGATGAAAAGAGTGTTCTATTTTTTAGAAAGAATCCTAAGATTGATAGGTTTCTTGGGTTTAGTTTATACAAGGCAATTGCTCGATTCTCTAAGGATGCCATTCCACGCAAAGAGATATCTGAGCTAAAGTGTTTTATTGCTGATCCTGTTCCTGGTGAGAATTGTTTAGTGATAGATATTTAAATGAGCTGTCCACATGCTATGATGTTTGGTAAGCCTGGAACTGGGTTTCATTCTACGCGATTCTTAGGGTATGCTGTTGGGGATACCGTAGGAACTGTTGTTCTTGCTTTGCTGACTGCTTGGATTTTCAAGATCAATTGGGTTGTTTCTATTGTAGTATGGTTTGTAGTTGGTGAATTGCTGCACTACTATTATGGGCTTCAATCTGCTTTCCTGACTACAATAGGAGTTGAAGCATGCCCTTCTACAGAAGAGTATAGAAATAGATTCCGAAAGCGTTAAAACGTAGGGACGCCAACAAACATTTCCTGAGCTGCTGGAGCTTCGGGGAGAACAGCCTTTGCGACTTCAACAACAGCTTCAGGTGATGAAACCGTATATGCGATTCCACCACTGAGAAGACCCCCAAGAACTGTTAGCTTAGATGCTGCCATCCAGTCAATAGGCTCAGACCGAAAACGGCGATCGAGAGCATATAGAATAAAACAGATTAGAGCAGCTGCTAAGGCAATATATAGAGGCATCATTTGTTGTCAAACAATGTGAATGTTTACAGATTTAGAACGAGGCCATCACCTTCAGCCTTTGAATCGAGCTCTGACATTAAATCAACCTCGGGGACTTCAACCTTTGTTTCTGTTGGCAGTTCCAACCTCTCATCAAGATCGGTAAAGGACAGTTTATCATCATCCTGTTCTGTGCGTTCAACAAATGTAAGGGATGGATGCTTTTCATCATCCTCCGAGTCTTCCTCGTCTGGGAGATCTTCGAAGATTACAGACTTTGAAGCAGGAGGAGGCGCCGGCTTGTCTTCTGCTGGTGGCTCGCTGAAGTATGACTTAGCGATTACTTCCCATGGTAAGAAGGACCGAACGACATCATCAATTGTCTTGTAGATTACCTGCTCAATTTCCTGACGGTTCTTTGCTTGTTGTTCAGTGGGAATACCGGTTGTCTTAAAAAGATAGGCAACCTGCCATAGCTTTCTGGCTGAGTGCTTGTATAGTTCGTGAATGAACTTGGTTACGTTGGGGCGTTCAAACTCGACACGAACCTGTGAAGATGCTCCACGGTACTGAAGAGCGGCAAAAGACTTCATATACGCAAGGAACACTCCCATTAGAAGATCATCCATGTATGCGCACTTGGATACCTTGAGAACGCGCTCGACTTCCTCTGACAGTGTGTTGTCTGACCAGTCTGGGATCTTGGTCACCATATTCTGAAACGTCCGAAGAATTTCATCGTGTTGCTTGTTGCGTTCACATAGCTGCTTTGCGCTATCGTGGATGCTCCAGAATCCCTCGGCTAAACGAGGAACAAGAAGAGATGCCAGGTGTTCGCGAAGTTGAACCTTTGCTACTTCAGTTTCGCTCATTTGTAAGATTCGATCAAAAGAGAAACGACAAGAAAAACGGATTTCAATTTGTAAGTAATTTTGCTCGTTACACCAGACAATGACGACAAGCGTTGACTCGAGCTGCGACGTCTGCATGTTCTACCCGAAGATGGGTGGGAGTGTGGGCAAACTTCATGTCATGGCCGACCCGGAAGACCCGGGGACTATGACTATGTCGGACGAACTATAATTGTGCTTCAAAGCACGCCTTTTTTAGTTTTGTAAAAACGGATTCTTCTACTTTTAAGTATTTATTCGTAATACAGCAGAAATGGCTTCCGTCGAGCAGATCCAGGCACTCAAGGAGTCCCTCATCAAGCAGATCAATACGGCTTTTGCCCCGCTCCTCACCAAGGCCGCAGACGCGGTCGGTGAAGATGTGGACGCAGAGAACGAGGAGGCCAAGCTGACGCCCCGCCAGAAGCTCGAGAAGCAGCTGGCGACGGCGACCGATAAGCTCATCAAGCTCAACGAGAAGATCGCGGGCGGGAAGAGCAAGATCCCTGACAAGGACGAGGAGAACAAGACGAAGTTCGAGGAGGTAATCTCCAAGATCAACGAGAAGGTCTCTGAGCTCGATGCCAAGGAGGCCAAGAAGGCCGCAAAGCCCGCGCCCGCAAAGGCAAAGGCAGAGAAGGCGCCCGAGAAGGCGCCGGATACGGCCCCCAAGGCCGAGAAGGCCGAGGAGGCCAAGAAGCATGTTCCCCGGATCACGCCCGCAATGACGACGAAGCTCAAGGAAGCTTTCGAGACCGCGAGCGCCGAGTGGGACGACAAGTACAAGAAGGAGTTTGTGACGCAGGTCAACTCTCTTTCAGATGAGCAGTTTGCGGAATTTGCCCTTGAGGGGCACATGTCGCGATTTGCCAACACGCACGCGCCCGCCGCTGGCGGCGGTGGAGCAGCAGCTCCCAAGCCCAAGTCACTCACAGTGGCTGAGCTCGTCAAGCAGAACAAGAACCTGAAGCAGGTGTCTCCTGGTGTTTACCAGCACAAGACAACTGGCGAGATGGTGACTGGTCCCGCAGAGGACGCAGACGAGGAGTTTGAGGAGAAGAAGCACGACGGCGATGACTACATCGTCGGCGAGACCACCAAGCGCGTGTACAAGCCCTGTGAGGATGGCCCCGACGAGTTCGTGGGCTACTGGGGCGTTGGCGAGTGGTAAACTGAATACGGCGAAAGCCAAATTTTTATACGCTGGCTGGGGCAACTACTGCTTCTACTGCCGGTTCGATGACCTTTTTGCTCCAGCTGAAATCGATCCAATCCGGGTTGAATAAGCAAATGATAAAGACCATACTTGCTTGGAAGGACGCAACACCCAGAATAAATATGAATAATCCAAGAGGTCCAAGTTTTGATTCTGAAATTCCAAATGCTATGGTTGCTACTGTGACAATAGCAGCAAATATCCATCCTAAAACTGAACTTTTGAGACCATACGCCCCGAAGTAATACGAACAGCATATGAAGAATGTCCCGATCAGAGAGACCAGAAAATACCAGAAAATACCAAGTACTTGATTACCCGGACTCTTTGGCGTATCCTCGGGTTTTACAGTTGGAGCATTCACTACCATCTGCTCTCCGTCATCCTTTGTGAATAAGGTAGGGGGAGCGCCATTGAGCGATACGTTTGCTTGAAATGTCTTTTTGACTCCCGGAGCAGGATCCAATATTCCAAACGACTGAGCACCAACCGTAAAACTCAGCGACCCGTCTCTTATTAATTTTTGTGTTTCCTTTGTTACATCTTGTGTGGCTCCTTGAGCTCCATAAGATGCTTGTAATATTTCGAGTCCCTTTGGTGGTTCCGACATCTCTTATTATGATGAGAACACAACATTTGCGATACCTCTCGTTATACGTAAAAAGTTATAAGATTCAACGTATACAGTCACAGTGTATGTATACGGACGAACGGCATCTGCTGGCTTTGTGACTGTTCGGATCACTTGGTCTGTTCGAAGACCTCTACCAACTACGTCGCCTGGTGTATTTGCGCTTACGCTTACCGGTAATGCCGATAGAGCTGTAGACTTTAGAACACAATCATCTATAATACTGACATCGGTAGAGACAATCGGAGGATCCTGAAGTGTTAGTCGCAGAATTGTTTTGTTAAACATAGAGCCATTCACATGACCAGTTGGCTGTGGACTATCGTGTTCCAATGCAAATGAATAAATATATATACCAGGTAATCCAGAAACGTTGCCATTGCTGTGTCTATAATTTTCTAAATAACGGAAGAAGTCAAATGTTTTGGTATTAAAGCGTTCAGCACCATCAAATACGACGACACCATCGATCAGGATATCTGTTGCGCTTTCGTTCTGTCCAACAGCATAACCACTTGAATACCAAGGTGTCATAATAGTTCGGTTCTGGTATTTGCCGTATGGAGCACTTAGCTGGTTGGTATAGTTGTCTACGCCGTTGTTTGCGGCAATATCTGATCTCTGCGCGACCCATACAATACGAGTACACAAATTCACGAGGACAAGTTCAATATCATTTCCAGCTCCATACAATGCAGGAACCGTTATCGTTCTGGTTTCTTTGATCTTGAATGAATTATCGCTTTTTGCTAGTTGAATGACTTCTGCATCTCCAAGAAAGATATAATTTGCTTCTATGTATGGGTTCAGCGCCCATGTAGTGAGCGAGAGATTTTGAGGAACTCCTGAAATTACAGGAGGACTTAAAAAGTGATGCATAGCAAACTCTGAAAATGCCGGATCGGCACGAATTCGCTGACCAAATGTTGGGCGTCCGGGTTGATTGCTAAACATTGAAACAGAAGAGTCCCGAACATCGCGAATTGTAAAGAGGTCATAAATTGATGCAAACTCAACGACAATCTCTACCTCTGAGTACTGAAGGGCAACAAGCGGTAATGCCGTTCCGATGTCTTCACAAAACCAGAAATGAAGAGGGATTACAAGATCTCTGGCAAGAATAGATGGTTGGGCGGTAAATGCCCCTGTAGTAATTGAATGGGGATACTGGTTGACCCTATTTCCTGCATTAGCTGGATCAGTTAGTTCTGGGACATTGCCGATCATTCCATCGACAATCTTACGCTTATTTGCAGTGTGTGTGATGTATGAGTACAGCTTTAGCCACTCTCCTCTGTGTGTTACGATCGCAGTACCATTGATAAGCAGAGATACTGAATTGATCATATTGTATCCCAGATTTGGAATCCATTGAAACTCGTAGCCAATTCCAGTGGCATCTGGAGCAAGTTCAGGATGCTGACCAGGAGTGACTCTTGCGATTGGTGAGTAGATATCAGGAAGACTTACATGGATATAACAATCGTGAAGCATCTGAGCATTGCGATCAACACGGACTCGCATGGATTTCGGAATGGATGCGTTCAAATCCAGATTTGTGGAACGGAAATCCAGACGGAAGTGTTCCATCGCGAATTCAGTATGACGTTTGTAGACTGATCGAAAATGAGTAAAGGAGGGAGACCCCGTCACAAGCTGATCTTGTGCGCCTTTATTCACTAATTGCATTAAGCCTCCAGGCATTCTCTTATTAATGTATATGTGTCTTTTTTGGTTAAATTATGTCGTCACCTTTAATACTTCTATGGCAGCAGTCATTGTGCTAAAATTGTGTGCTCCATTTGATGCCATCCAAAGATTGTAATAGAATGTACCGGCGCCTGGTTTATCTAATGCAAACCCATTGACATTTACAACATTATTGTTAACTCCGCCAGGTCCAGGCCATCCAGCTATTGCTGTTCCTGGGGCTGTTTGTGATAAAGTTATACCAGTGAGACCATTTGCTAAATTAATACATTGGCCTCCTGTTGCTCCAGTTACAGTCGCCCTTCCTACTGTAAGTTGGATGCTTGTTCCATCATCTGCTTGAACAACCGTATTCGCCATAATAAGAAGTTGTGTTGTGCTTAATGCTGTGACAGGCCCGATCTGATAAATACGAGTTGATGTCGTTGCTAAGCTTGTTGTTAGAAGTGATCCTGGTGGAAGATAGGTTGTTCCTAATATTAGAGACTCTGATGTTCCAGTAGCACCCGTGGCACCTGTAGCTCCATTCGTGCCGTTCGTGCCGTTCGTACCATTCGTACCAGCTGGACCTGTTGCTCCGTTGGTACCATTCGTACCGGCTGGACCTGTTGCTCCGTTGGTACCATTCGTACCGGCTGGACCTGTGGCTCCGTTCGTACCATTCGTACCAGCTGGACCTGTTGCTCCGTTGGTACCATTCGTACCAGCTGGACCTGTTGCTCCGTTGGTACCATTCGTACCAGCTGGACCTGTTGCTCCGTTGGTACCATTCGTACCTGCTGGGCCTGTTAC